CCTACCTTCGCTTTAATACAAATGGCGTAGAGAAAGCATATATCAAGCAAGGTTCTGGGGGCAACACAATTATTACAAATGATGTGGCCGCCAAGAATCTCCAGCTTCAAGCACGTGCAGCTGCGGGTTCAGCCACAACATACTTGTTCCTCGATGGGGGAAGCGAATCGATTCTGATGACCCAGCCAGTTTCAGCATCAAGCACGCTTTATCACGCCGGCGCCGCCACGTTTAGCGATACGTTAGCCACCACAGGCTCAATTACCGCCGGGGGGAATGTTTTGCCCCTTAATGATAACTCGCAGGACCTCGGTAGCGGCGCCAAACGCTGGGCCAACGTGTACACAGGCGACTTACATCTTAAAAACGATAGAGGTGATTGGACCGTGGTTGAGGAAGAAGATTACCTGTGTGTGATTAACAACAAAACCGGAAAGAAATTCAAAATGGTGCTTATCCCGATAGAAGAAGATGAGTAGACAAATATTTTTGTCTTCACTTTGAAGTTAAACACGGTATAAATGGGCTTTAATGTTTAATAATACTATTTATTTTGAGTCATTGTCAAATAGGAGTTTAATTTATGTCCAATCTGCTTAAGGAGGCAATCGTTGATGCCGCAGCGCTACGTGAAACCGCGCTAAAAAATGCAGAAGATATTGTAATAGAGAAGTATTCTAATGAAGTTAGAAAAACCTTAGACCATATCCTAGAACAAGATGATATGGCCCTTGATATGGGCGGAGATATGCCCCCGGAAGAGATGGGAGCCCCCGCAGCAGACCCAGCGATGGATCCGATGGCAGCCGACGTCGATATGGGCGATCCCATGGCAGCCGAAGAAGAGGGCGAAGCCGAGGAAGTTGCTGAGAACGAAGGCGACATTCCTTATGCGGCCACCAACGGTCTATCTGACTTTGATGGCAAAAATTTGTCAGGCATGCCAGCCGATGGCGAGCAAGTAGAGGTGTCTATTGATCTTGGTGCCCTGCAAGAAGCGCTTCAGGAGCTTCAAGACGGAGAAGAAGTTGAAATTAATCTCGAAGAAGAAATTGATGTTGATCCTGTAGATGATGATGCAGCCAAGGCCGAAGCAGATGCCGAGCAAGAAGAAGAGTTGGGAATGGAAGAGGGCCAAGATCCCGATGCCAACGAAGACGTGCAAGAAGAGAACTTGGACTCTCTCGTCGACGCCATCGCAGAAAAGCTCACAGTTGATTTAGGCGCCGAGCTATCTGGCTGGGCAGGACGCCCCACATCACAACTCAAGCATGAGCAAGAAAGAGAAATTGCCGGCGCACAGAGTGACGATGTAAAAGAAGATTTAAAAGATTTGAACAAAGCTCAAGAAGAGTTGGTTGCAGAAAATAACCAACTTAAAGAGCAAAACAACCAATATAAGCAAGCAATTCAAGAGTTGCGAGAAGGCTTACAAGATGTAAACCTTTCCAATGCTCGCTTGCTTTATACGAACCGCGTATTGCGAAATACCTCCCTAAATGAGCGGCAAAAAAATAAAATTGCCGAAGCTATTTCCAATGCTGGTTCTGTAACAGAAGCGAAGACGATGTATGAAACACTTCAAAGCACAATGGAGACCACTCCTAAGAGAGGTCCACAATCATTGAGCGAAGCTATCAGTCGTAATCGTACATCTGTTATTCGTGCGACTCGTCATGAGTCCACGGCGTCTGATCCCTTCCAAGATCGGATGAAAAAACTAGCTGGAATAAAATAATCATAAATATATAAGGAGGTGATTTTAAAAATGTCTAGTATTATAGAAAGATTGACGGAAGGAGTTGTCAATCGAGATGTACGTGCCGAAGGCTCTGCTCTACTCTCCAAGTGGGAGAAAACTGGTCTCTTAGAAGGGATCAGTAATGAGCAAGGTCGTCAAACCATGGCGCGTCTGCTTGAAAACCAAGCAAAAGAACTCCTCCGCGAGGCTAGCACAATGTCTGGTGGTGATGTCGAAGGCTTTGCAGCCGTCGCATTCCCCATTGTTCGTCGTGTCTTCGCGGGTTTAATCGCTAACGATCTTGTTAGCGTGCAGCCGATGAGCCTACCGAGTGGTCTCATCTTCTTCCTTGACTTCACAGTCTCATCTAATGGTGCGGGTCTTCCGCGTCTAGGTTACGGTGATCCTCAAGGTGATGAAGAGTCACTATGGGGTGGCGGTCGAGTTGGTGCGCAGATCACCGGCGGTGTACTGTTGTCAGATACGGGAATTACTAACAATGCTGAAGAAGGCCCGTATAACCTGAACAACGCTTATTCGTCCCCGACAGGTTCTGGTGTGATGACGATAACATTTATCTCGGCAAGTACATATAGCTCTTCGGCTGGTAGTATTCCGAAGCTTTGTGATTTCGATCCAGAGCTTGAGTCTCAGTCTGGTACAGCAACCGTTGCCGTTGGCGCCATAGAGCTTAGTGACCTAACGGACTTCGATGCAGGCCTGGGTAACAGAAACCTTTCCGCGATTGTGCTTTCGGGTGCTGGCGGATGGGGTGGTATGGGTAGAATTGGTCTGTCCGGTGCTGCTGGATCCCCTCAAGGTGTCCATCTTAAGCGTTTGACGCGTATCACCGGTTCAGGTGCTCAAACTCACGCTCTTGTTGTCATCGCCGATTACGGTGGTACATACTCAGCACTGCAGCTAACGGAGATCCTAACAGGTTCTACTCACGGCGGTGTCGCTTACCCGGGCGATGGTGGAGCAAACCTAGTTTCGGGATCTTGGCCCATCACTGATGACTTTGTCACAGGTGGTGCTCTAGGTTCTGTGGTCGGTGACGATCCGTGGGGCTTGGAAAACAACGAGAAGATCCCCGAGATCGACATCAAAGTCGATTCCGTGGCTGTGACCGCTGTTACCAAGAAGCTCAAGGCTAAGTGGACACCGGAGTTGGGTCAAGACCTCAACGCCTACCACAACCTTGATGCAGAGGTTGAGCTTACCAGCATTCTCTCTGAGCAGATTGCTCTTGAGATTGACCGTGAGATCCTTACAGATCTCGTTAGAGGTGCAAGAGCTGGTACTCAGTACTGGTCACGTTCCCCGGGGCTCTTCGTGAACCGTGTAACTGGCGTTGAAATCGGCGCTAGCTCTGCGGCTCCGGACTTCACCGGTACAGTCAGTGAATGGTATGAGACTCTTGTCGAGACCATTAACGACGTGTCTGCACAAATTCACCGTAAGACTCTACGGGGTGGTGCTAACTTCATCGTCTGCGGACCTGAAGTTGCTAACATCCTTGAGTTCACCGCTGGGTTCCGTGCTTCCGTCACTGCTGACGACGAGCGTGGTTCCATTGGTGCTGTTAAGGTTGGTGCTCTGACCAAGAAATTCGATGTTTACGTGGATCCTTACTTCCTACGTAACCTCATCTTGGTTGGTCGACGCGGATCTTCTTTCCTCGAAAGCGGATATGTATACGCACCTTATGTGCCGCTACAGACCACACCCACTATCTTCGGACCGGAAGACTTCGTGCCCCGTAAGGGAGTCATGACTCGTTACGCGAAGAAGATGGTACGTCCTGATATGTATGGCCTAGTTGTCGTACGAGGACTAGTCGGTGAGGCTGGAGCTACATCCTAATAGATAAACATTTGTTACATATTAGGTAAAAAGCACGGCTAAACGTGACACAGAAAGCCCCCGCCTTGAAAAAGGCGGGGGTCTTCTTTATGTGGAAAACTATTTATGTGTGAGGCAGGAGTACATCTTTTGTCTCACCTAAATTATAAACACATAAATGGAGGGTTTTAAATTATGGGATCAAAAAGAGTGGGCTTGGCGAGAACTCAAGCTCTAATTCAAAATTTAAAAAGAGAGTTGAATCTAAATGGTTCATCCGTAGCTGGAATGGATCAGAACGTAGTTAACGTTACTGGTGCCGGCGGCTCAACTACACTAGTCGCGGCCGATTCAGGAAAAGTATATCTTGTAAACGCTGCCGATGGCACGCATACATTTACATTACCAGCCCTTACGGCCGGCTTTAATATGGAAATTCTTGTTAGTGTAATATCAGACAATGATATCGTGGTAACAGCCCCTGGAGATAATATGATTACTTCTTGTAGACAATTTACAGCTAGTGGCGCAGCGGAGACCCATATCACGGATACGTACACTACAGTGACGCTTAATGCGGATACTGTTAATGCGGTTGTAGGCACGAGAATAAGAATTTATTGCGATGGTACAAATTATGTATTTATTGGCGATTGTTCTGCTCAGAGCAATACCGCATTTTGGG